ACAGTGGTTGGACGCGCAATCAGTGGCGCAAGACGAAAAAACCCTCTCCCAAGCATTGGATACCGGAGCGGAGGGTTGGTCGTTACTGGGTATATACGCGGACTACGAGCGGGCGTCAGCGCTATCGTTGTGCAATGCGACTGCGGGCGTCCAGAATACACCGTGGACAAGCACAATTTCAAATCCTTCAAAAGCACTCGCTGCCCAGTGTGCGGTAAGCATGCAGGACACCGCAAACAGTACTGGAAATACATATCCTCCCTTCCTGATACAGGACATAGGACAAGACTGCTCAATCGACTCAGCTCTGCAATCTCTAGGTGCCACAACCCTAAAAACAAAGCCTTCGCTGACTACGGAGGTAGGGATATCAAAGTATGTGAAGAGTGGCGAAACGACCGAGCCTCTTTTCTACGCTATGTCCAAACTCTCTTCGGCTGGGACAACCCTGCTTTCGACATGGATCGAACAGACAACAACAGGGGGTATGAGCCAGACAACATCCGGTTCGTCTCAAGGACAGATAACCACGCCAACCGCAGGAAAGTCAGCATCCTACAGTCGGAACTTAATGACCTACGACATCGCCTACGCAGGGCCGAGGAACAGGTACACAGTTGCGACGGATGCAGGACCACTTATTGTCCATAACTGCGGATACGGCATGGGGGCTGATAAGTTCCAGTCGCAGCTCAAGACGTTCAACGTGGACCTCCCGCTGGGCGAGTGCAAACGCATCATCAGCGTGTACCGCGCAACCTATCCGATGATCCCGGAGCTGTGGCGTAGCGCCGGGAAGGCGCTGCTAGCACTTAAGACGCAGCGCTCTAGCCAGTTGGGGCGTGAGGGTGTGCTGACGGTAGACCTGCTGGGCATCAAACTCCCTAACGGGATGTACGTGCGCTATCCTAACCTACGCGAGAATAAGGATGGGGATTTAGTCTACGATACCAAGAGGGGCCGGTCCACGCTGGATACGCGCATATACGGCGGTAAGGCGGTGGAGAATATCTGCCAAGCCCTCGCCCGCATTGTGATCGGTGAACAGATGCTGATGGTCGCGCGCAGGCTGCGTGTGGTGATGACCGTGCATGACGCTGTGGGCGCTATCGCCCCTGTAGCAGAAGCCGGGGAAGCCCGGACCTTCGTAGAGCAGTGCATGCGGATGCGCCCCAAGTGGGCACCGGGCCTGCCGTTGAATTGTGAGAGCAAGATGGGAGTAAGCTATGGCGGATAACGAATTGCATCCAGTAGTCGAGCTGCTGCTGGCTAGAATGAAGAGTAACCCGGAGGAGTTTGAAAGCCTATATGCGGGGCGCTGGTATAACACCCTAAAGGTGCTTGGAATCGCAGCCTCTAAAGAGGAGCAGCAAGCTATCCACGAGGCTCAACGAAGTATCGTGCTGGATAAGGCACATGCCGACGCAATAAACGAGCTTCTTAATGGAGAAGAACCCCGAGCTGTGAGGCCCGAATCGACCCGAATATATAATGCACAGCTAAATAAGGCCCCAGAATAAAACTACTGCAACACCAAACAAGGAGCAAACTAATGGTTAATAAGAAGCAGCCCTACGGGACTAAGCGGGCGCATATTCTGGATTTACTGACGTCCTCCCCCAATATAACTAATAGGAGTATCATGGACACCGTTGGGTGTGACGCAAGCTACATCGACGTGCTGCGTAGAGAGATTCGCGTGCCTAAGCCGATAAGCCCCCACGGGAATAAGCAGGCGCGCGTTCTGGATGAGCTGGCTCGCTCCCCCGATAGGACCAATCAGGGGATCGCTGACATTGTTGGGTGTACCGAAAGCTACGTCGGTATGCTGCGTAACAAGAGGCGCACAGCTGAGCCGACAAGCCCCCACGCGGATGATAAGACGCGCGTTCTGGCTATGCTGGCTAACTTCCCCCATAGGACCAATAGGCTGATCGCTGCCCTCGTTGGGTGCCACGTAAACTACGTCAGCACGTTGCGTAACCCGGAGCGCGCGGCTGAGCCGGTAAGCCCCCGCAAGAACAAGAAGGCGCGCGTTCTGGAAGTGCTGGCTGATTTCCCCCTCGCGCCTATTAAGGTGATTGCTACAGCCGCGCGGTGCAGCGAAGTCTACGCTAGTGCGCTACGTAGAAAGAAGCACGCGGCTGAGCTTACAGCCCCCCACGGGAATAAGCGGGAGCGCGTTTTGGAAGTGCTGGTTGCCTCCCCCAACATAACCACTAAAGATATCGTCGCCGCCGTGGGCTGCACTAAAGGCTACGTCAACGCACTGCGCGCAGAGAATGGCGTGCCTAAGCCGATAAACCCCCACGGGAGTAAGCGGGAGCGCGTTCTGGATGAGCTAGCTCGCTCCCCCGATAGGAGCAACAGGGTGATTGCTCGCGTCGTTGGGTGCAACCCGACCTACGTCAGCACGGTGCGTGCAGAGAAGCGCGTGCCTAAGCCGCCAAGCTCCCATGTGACTAAGCGGGAGCACGTTCTGAATATGTTGGCTCAGTACCCCGATAGGACCGATAAGGTGATTGCTGACAGCGTTGGGTGCCACGCAAACTACGTCAACACGTTGCGTAAAGAGAAGCGTAGGGCTGAGCCTACAATCCCCCAAGCACAGAGCCCCATCGAGCCAAGCACAGCGCCGACAGTGCGGGATACTCAGGTTGGCGGTGACCACTATAAGACTAAGGCGGTGCAGCCTTGGGACGTGTACGACACTTGGCCCGTAGAGCAGCGGATCGGTGCCTACCGCGCTAACTGTCTGAAGTACGTGATGCGGCTGGGCGATAAGGATACACCCATTATCAACGCCAAGAAGTTGGCGCACTACGCACAGAAGCTTGTAGAGGTTTTGGAGGAGCCCCAGTGAAACTACACCCATTACTCGTGGCAGAGCTAGATAACACTGGGCTGCCTTGGGATGTAGTCGAGGGGACTAGACACCACAAAGTGCGGTTGTGTGGGCACATGGTTGGTATATACCCTAAGGGTAACGCAGCGGGAGTGGATCGACGCGCGCTTCTTAATACGATCTCTCAAGTGCGCCGCGCAGCTAGGGGACTAAAAACCAAATGACCGCATGGAGCTACTCGTCGATCAAGACCTTCGACCAATGTCCGAAGAAGTACTTCCACCTCAAGGTGGTTAAGGACGTTAAAGATACGCCGGGTGAGGCGGCGGACTATGGCACCGCTGTCCACCTTGCTGCCGAGGAATATATCCGGAATGGTACCCCCATTCCGGATAAGTTTGCATTCATGCGCCCCATCGTCGAGCGGCTTGAGCAGTTGCCGGGAGAGAAGCATGCCGAGCTTAAGCTAGGCATCCGCAAGGACTTCTCCCCCTGCGATTTCTTTGCCAAGGACGTATGGTGGCGCGGGGTAGCCGACTTGGTGGTGGTTGACGGGCACCGTGCATGGTGTGTGGACTACAAGACGGGGAAGAACGCGCGCTACGCTGATACCAAGCAGCTCGATCTGCTGGCCGGTGCGTTGTTCTCGCATTTCCCGGAAGTGACCACGGTCAAGTCGTCACTTCTCTACGTTGTTAGCGGAAACCTTATACCCAAAAAGCATATGGTGACCGAGCGTAGTCGGTATCTGGCCGTGTTCGATGAGCAGCTGGACCGGCTCGACGCGGCTATGGAAAATGGTGTATGGAACGCTAAGACCAGCCCGCTGTGCGGGTGGTGCCCGGTCACAAGCTGCGAGCACTGGAAGCCTAGGAGGAAGTGATGCCCCGCGATTATCGCGCCGAGTACGACAATTATCATGCCGACCCGAAGCAGAAGAAGAACCGCGCAGCGCGCAACGCCGCCCGCGCCACGATGGCTAAAAAGGGTAAGGTCAAGAAGGGTGATGGCAAGGATGTCGCCCACGTGAAGGCGTTCGACAAGGGCGGTAACAATAGTACCGGCCTGAAGGTAGAAGCGAAGAGTAAGAACCGTTCATTCAAGCGGGATAGCAAAGGCAACCTCGTATCAGAAACGAGCAAGCGCGAGCGCAAGAAGTAACCTACTAGGAGCAAACTAGTGCAGATCGTAGATAATAGGGCACTCCTGCTGGATGTGTCAGATACCGCCGCTGTGACGGGGGCCATCGCAAAAAGTACCAAGGTCGAAGGCGGGGTCCTCGTCCACTGGGGGCACAAGGAAGCAGAACAGCTAGCGCAGCTGTATAGCGACGTACCCTCTCCCATCCTTAAGGACTACCAGTGGACCGGCAAATACACGCCGTTCGACCACCAGAAGGAAACCTCGTCGTTCCTCTCGATCCGGCGCAAAGCGTTCTGCTTCAACGAGCAGGGTACGGGTAAGACAGCCAGCGTTATCTGGGCGGCGGACTACCTCATCAAGAAGGGGCTGATTAAGCGCATACTGGTGCTATGCCCCCTGTCGATCATGAAGTCGGCTTGGCAGCGCGACCTGTTCACCTTTGCTATGCACCGCTCATGCGGCGTAGCGCACGGCGTTGCCGATCAACGCAAGAAGATTATCGCGTCTGGCGCGGAGTTTCTCATCATTAACTTTGACGGCCTCAACGTGGTCAAGGACGAGATCGTCGCTGGGGGTTTTGACCTGATCGTGGTGGATGAAGCCAACGCCTACAAGAATGCACAGACCAACCGCTGGAAGGTGCTTAACCAGATCATCAAGGCCACTGACCCGCGCCTCTGGATGCTTACGGGCACGCCTGCCGCGCAGTCCCCCGTGGACGCTTATGGGCTTGCCAAGCTGGTGAACCCTGAGGGTTGCCCGAAGTACTACACCGAGTTTCGCGCAACGGTCCTGACCAAGGTAACGCAGTTCAAATGGACGCCTAAGCCCACTGCCCCCGCCTTTGTACATAAGGTGCTACAGCCTGCCATCCGGTTCGAGAAAAAGGATTGTCTCGACCTGCCCGAGGTCACGCACACTGAGCGCGATGCGCCCCTCACCCCGCAGCAGGCGAAGTACTATAAGCTCCTCAAGGACGAGATGCTGCTCGAGGCAGCGGGCGAGGAAGTCAGCGCAGTCAACGCAGCTACCAAGATCAACAAGCTGCTCCAGATCAGCGGGGGCGCGGTCTACACGGACACTGGCGCGGTGCTGCACTTCGACGTCAGCAATCGGATTAACGCCGTACTGGAGGCCATCGCGGAGACGGCCAACAAGGTGCTGGTGTTCATCCCCTTCACACACACCATCGAGCTACTACGCGCTAGGATGGATAAGGAGGGCATCCCGTGTGCGGTCATCAACGGTAAGGTGTCGGTCAACAAGCGCAGCGACATCGTGCATCGGTTCCAAACCGAGAAGGACCCGCAGGTGCTGCTCATCCAGCCGCAGGCTGCATCCCACGGGCTTACGCTGACAGCGGCGGATACTATAATCTGGTACGCACCCGTCACCTCAGTGGAAACCTACCTCCAAGCCAACGCGCGCATCGACCGGCCCGGCCAGAAAAACGCCATGACCATCGTGCACATCAAAGGCAGCCCGGTGGAGGACAAGCTGTATACGATGCTACGTGAGAACATCGGCAACCACCAGAAGCTGATCGGTCTGTATCGGGACATTTTGGGCGCGTAGCGCTTGACACTGTTTAAAACACGTTCTACATAATACCGACCATAGAGGAGCAAAATATGGACCTAGCAGACGTACCTGCGGATACGCTCGTCAGCATCTACCGGAAAATCCGGGCGGTGATCGACGAGAAGGAAACCGCACACAAAGGAGAAGTCGGGGAGCTTAAGGGTCAGCTGGATATCGTCAGCGCCAAAATTCTCGAAATCTGCAACGAACAGAACCTTGACAGCATGCGGACCCCTATGGGTACCGTGACACGTCGTACGGCGACTAGGTACTGGACGAACGATTGGCAGTCCATGTACCAGTTCATCAAGGAGCAGGATGCTCCGTTCCTTCTGGAGCAGCGCATCCATAATGGTAACATGAAGCAGTTTCTTGAAGATAACCCCGAGACCCTACCAATGGGTCTCAACGCAGACACCAAGTACGCTATCACCGTACGCAAGCCAACCAATAAGTGAGGAAGTAATGAGCAACATCGCAATCTTCAAAGACGATAACGCAGTCTCGAATATCCGCCGCCCTGTTTCGGAGCTAACTAGGACGGTAGCTACCACTACTTCGGGGCGTCGCATCCAGACTAACACCAACGGTACCTTCAAGCGCATTGTGGGCGGCGAGCAGATCGGCAAGGCCATCCGTGGCGAGTTCAACGCTATCATCGTCGCCATGCTGCCGAAGGTGAGCCGCACCTTCTATGCGGGTAAGTACGATCCGGACGCCAAGCCGACCCTGCCTGATTGCTGGGCGAACAACGGCGAGGTGCCGGAGGCCAATGTACCAAACCGTCAGGCGGCAAACTGCGTCACCTGTAAGAACAACATCGACGGCTCCGGTCAGAACGGCAAGGGCAAGGCGTGTCGCTTCCAGCGCCGTGTGGCGGTGCTACTTGAGGGCGATGTCTCTGGGGACACCTACCAGTTCAACATCCCTGCAAAGTCGCTGTTCGGCAAAGGCAACGGTATCACCCACCCGTTCGAGAGCTACGTGCGTTTCTTGGCTGCCAATGAAGAGTCGGTTGACTACGTGGTTACCAACATCGCCTACAACCTCGACGCCGATACGATGCAGTTGCAGTTCACTCCGTCCCGCCAAATCACGGACGCGGAATACGATCTGGTGCGCACCGCGCAGGAAGACCCTGCTACGCAGCGGCTGGTACAGTTGACCGTGGACGGCGCTGACGGCGCTACCGCCAAGCCCAAGGCGGAAACCGTGCTGATTGAGCGGCAGGTGGAAGACGAAGAAGAGGCCGAAGCCGAAGCGTCCCCGCTGAAGCGCGCTAATCCTGCTAAAGCTGCTACCCCGGCGAAGCCCGAGAAAGCTGCTACTCCGGCGTGGCTCGATGATGATGAAGACGAGGACGAGCCCACGGTCGCTCCCACCAAGCGCGCTGCCCAGAAGGCAGAGGCGGCTAAGCCCTCAGAGGGTCTTAATAAAGTCCTCAACGCTTGGGCCGA